AACCGATCCGAAAAAGGAAGACGCTCTTGAAGATCTTGCTAAAAACACTTTTAGCCGTGCACAGGAAGTTATCACAAAAGCCAGAGAAGATAGAACTTTAAAGATAGACGATATTGTCAAAAAGTTGTCCGAAGAGATGGATAAGTCAAAAAGTGATCTTAGAAGAATCGCAAGGACTGAAAGCACTAAAATATCTCTGGGTAGTAGAAAGACTCAATATGAAAAGACCGGACGTTTTGACGAGTTCAAGTTTAAACATATCGGTATAATAGATAAAAGAACCGGTGAGGATAGTATTAAAATGATGGAGCTTACTAAGAACGGTGTTTCTTGGGGTGAGTATGTAAAGCTTGCCAGAGAAGTAACAAAGGCTAGAGATCCTTCTTGGACAATAGATCCGGATTATCCTATCTTGCATCCAAACCAACGGAGTAACTTTGTGAGGCTAGTGTAATGGTTATTAGGACTCAAGAAGATATAAACGTAGCAGAGCATATAGTAGATCTTAATGCTAGACGTGTGTCTCTTACTAATTCTGTTATAGGTGATATTGTTTATGATGCTATTACGGTTGAGTATCCGGATACAACCACGGAAGTGTTTAAATATAGATCTGGAGGAGCTGGTGGAACTATTCAAGCTACTATTACTGTTACTTATACAGATACTACAAAAGATGACATTAGCAGTGTTGTGAGGACTTAATTATGGCATGGGGATTTAATCCGTTTACTGGAACACTTGATAAAACAGGATCAGGGGGGGCAGAGAATTTTTCTTATGAGAATGTTATCTCTACCAAAACGCTTTTAATTCCAGTTAATCAACAAATGATAGTGAGTGGTGTCCTTACTGTTGACGGCACTATAACATTAAATGGAGCGATTGTATTGATAAACTAAAATGGGAAGGATAGATTTTAACAACCAAACACAGCCAAGTACACCATCAGCAGGATATACGTCTGTTTTTGTAGATTCTGCAGATAAACATACAAAACAAATAGATGATACTGGAACAGTTATTGATTTAACAGCCCAGTCTTTACCTACAACAACCAAAGGAGATATTATAGTTCATAATGGTTCTACCGATATAAGGGTTGGTGTAGGAACTAATAATCAAGTTTTAACGGCAGACTCTGCAGAAGCAAGCGGTGTTAAGTGGGCAGACCCTAGTGGGAGTTCGGCTTCTTCAACGCTATCTTCTTGGATTCTTGACTCAGGAGATATTTATTATGCAGATTTTACGCACAACTTAGGAACCAAAGATTTAATCTTTAACGCTCGTGATTCTGCAACAGACGAATCAGTTCAACTGGAAAAATTTGATGCTACTGATGTAAATACTGTTAGAGTGTACATTATAGGGAACACCGCATCAGTTAGAATGACGGTTTCTGGTGGATCTGGTGGAGTTGGAGTGCTTCCTTCTATAGTTAGCAAGACCAGTAATTATACGATGGTTAGCTCTGATGATATTATTGTGTGTGATGGTATTTTTACAGTAAGCCTTACTGCGGTTGCTTCTATAAATGCAAAGGTTTATACTATAAAAAATAAAGGAACAGGTACAGTAACAGTGGATCCGGATGGGTCAGAGCTTATCGAGGGGTCATCTACTTTGGCATTAAGTGCTGGGGAATCGGTGGATATTTTCCCACAAGGTGGGGCTTGGTACATTAAATAAAAATGACATATATAAAAAAAATAAGTTTTGAAGATTCTCCAAACCTTGATGCGTTTGGTAGGCTTAGAAGTTCTAACCCTAGAACTCTATTTGATAGTAAACAGATTTTTAACAATGCTCCTTTGTTTTGGGATGAAAGTTTAGAGACAGGTGCAGGTATAACTTCTTCATGGTCACAAGACGAAGCTGCAACAACTATAACATCAACATTAAACACCGCAGGTAAGTTTACAAGACAAACTTATATGAGGTTTAACTATCAACCGGGTAAATCTCAAGCTGTTCTTATGACGGGAGTGCTTGATAACTCTGGTGGAGGTACTGGAGTTCAAAGAAGAATAGGTTTATTTGATGATGCTAACGGTATTTTCTTTGAGGATGACGCAGGAACTATTGGAGTGACTATAAGAAGTAATGTAACAGGTTCTCCAGTTGACACAACAATAACTCAGGCTAACTGGAACCTTGATAAAATGGATGGTACAGGACCAAGCGGTGTAACGCTAGACTTTACAAAGACACAAATTTTTATCTTTGATTATGAATGGCTTGGTGTTGGTCGTGTAAGAATTGGGTTTAATCACAACGGACAGTCGATTTTTTGTCATGAATTCCTGAACTCTAACAACTTAGCAGATGTATACATGAGTACTCCAAACTTACCACTTAGGTATCAAATAGAAACAACAGGAAGCAGCCCAGCAAGTAGTCTTAAATGTATTTGTGCGACTGTTATCAGTGAGGATGGTGTTCAGCCTTTAGGTGTGTTGAGGTATGCATCCACAGAAGGTACTCATGTAGATTGTGTAACAGAAAATACACTTTATGCTATTATAGGAATAAGGCTAAAGTCAGGACATGGTGGAGCATCTATAAGGGTTGAACGTTTAGGTATTCAAATACAAACAGGTTCAGAAGATGGTGAGTGGGTTCTTGTGTTTAATCCAACGGTAGCAGGAACGTTTACTTATGCAGGTGAAACTAATAGTTGTGTAGAGGTTGCAAGAGGAGCAACTGCTAATACAGTTACAGGTGGGACTAAGTTTGCTGGTGGGTTTGCACAGTCCACATCAGGAGGAGCAGGATCAGGTGGGATTGATATTCCTATCCAAAACGCAATTTTATTAGGTGAAGACATTGCTGGTAATGTTGATGAAATTGTTTTATGTTGGAGACCTATTGGTGGAACTTCTGACCATGACATAGAAGGAAGTGTTACCTGGAGAGAATTAGTATAAAATGAGAGTTAGAGGGAGTCACTTATTTGACAAAATACCAAGGTTTGACAATGTATCAGAGGATAATCTTATCCCTGTTCACTCTGCTGCAGCAGATCCAACAACTACAGATGATACAAATAGCGGTTATTTTGTTGGATACGGATGGATAAATACCACAAGTGATGAAGCATTTATTTGTGTTGATTCTACAGCCTCTGCGGCAGTATGGGAGAGTATTAATCTTAAAGAGTTTCCAGACAATCTTTTCAGGATAACAGATAATGGAGACGATACAAAAAAAATAGCGTTTGAAGCTTCTGGTCTTACCACAGCAACTACTAGAACTCTTACCATGCCAGATAAAAACGTCACACTAGGTACTGATGACGATGCAATACACGATAATGTTGCAGGAGAAATAAACGCTATTACAGAAAAAACAACACCTGTAGGTGCGGATTTGCTTCTGATTGAAGATTCTGCTGATAGTAATAATAAAAAGAAAGTACAAATAACTAACCTTCCTTCTGGTGGTGGTGGGACGGTTAACAGTGCTTTTAGTGCGCACAGAATAACATCAAACCAAACACTTAACAATATCGTAGAAACAATTTTTGTTGCTAACAATGAAGACAGAGATGAAGGTGGTGATTACAGTACTAGCACTGGTAAGTTCACAGCGCCTGTTACTGGTTGGTATACTTTTAACGCAACTTTAACGATACAAACTTTTGCTTTTGGTAATATGTTTGTAAGGATTTATCAAAATACTACAAAGGTCGCAGAGGATTTTACAGATGCTCCTAGTGCTGGAGTGTTTAATCTTGGTTGTTCAGCTACTCTTTACTTGACGTCTGGTGATACGGTTGATGTAAGAGCTTATCAAAATTCAGGTTCTACGGCTAGTATTAATGCAGGTACTCAATGCCGGTTCAGTGGACACCAAGTAGGAGGAATTTAAAGAATGGGAAATGCAGTAAGAAGAAGTACAAAGCAAGTTTTCAGAGATGTTGATTCATCTTTGTTTCCAGAAGCTGAATATATTAGGGATGCAGTTTTACCTTTAGTTGATGAGAAATATTGGAAGTGGACGGGAGATGTTCCTTCAGAAATGACTCAAGCAGAAAAAGATCAAGTAGACCTAAGCGAACAGATTGCGCTTGTTGATGCATTCCTTAACGCAACAGCTGAGGCAGGTAAAAAATCCATCATGGATTGGGTAGTCTATAACGGTATTCAAAACTGGACAGAAGCCCAAAAAGCAGACATTCTTTTTAATACACCTATCTCTAGAGCTATGCAAGCATGTGATCATGGAGCTTTTCAAACTGCTAAATATATTGTAACTAATAATGTTGTGGCAGCTGCTCCACTTACTCAAGGTATGATAGACGATTTCAAGAACAGAATGGACTCTTTGTCTGCTCAGTACCCTATGTGAGGTTAATTTTATAAATACCTTTCTTTATGTAATTACATGGATAAAGGAAAAATAGAACTTAAAGCGTTAAAGGATATTGCAGTCTCCAGAGGCTCAGTCCCTGCTTTTAATTATAAATTCTCTAAAGATCAAATAGTAAAGGTTCCTGTAGAGCACATGCACGCACTTCTAAGAACAGGAGCTTTTGAGCTTATGGACAAAGTAGAAAGTGTTAACGAAGTACACACAGTTGCAGCACAAAAGGCAGACAAAGAACATCAACATGTCGCTTCGGATATCATAGGTCTTTCAGACATTAAGTTTGCAGAAAATACACTAACCGCGTCAGAGGAGCACAAAGGAAAGATTAGGTATGTTGAAACAACTAAATCATCAAGCGTAGAAATGTGTATGAGAACGAGCGCTAATAACTTCAAATGGGTAGTTATTAAGAAAAATACTTGGTAAAATGGTTTATAAAAAATATGTTAGGGATCTAATAACCACTAATGGTAGGATTGTTACACCAGTTATAAATGGTAAGATCATTAAAGTTGTTGCAATCCTTAGTAGACCTAATCAAAACGTGAGAATTAAGCTTTTTACCGGAGACTTTGAGGAGGTCGTTAATACAATCGTTCAAAACGAAATTAATATTTACTATCCGTTCAATGATCAAATAGCACACCCTACTCCAGAAGAGAGGCGTGTAGATTATTTTTACTCTTCCGGAAGCATGGGTTTGGAAGTAACAGGTATTTCTCCTGGTTATCACATTAAAGAGTTTCGTATTATTTATGAAGAATAAATTGTATTTCCGGAAGAAAAATCCAGAACAAGAGATTAAAATCTATATTTTTACTTTTTATCTGTAAAGTACTTTTTGTAAACTATAGCTGCAACAACTACAGAACCCATAGTTATTAGGAAGTTCCTAACAGTTTCATTTGTTTTTTCACTCGGAGGAGTCCATGGTTCTAAGTGCTTACCATCACAGTATTCTACAGAGTATAGACTTTTGTCTGCACAAATATAGCATCCACTAGAATCGTTTAAGTATGTTAAATACTTACTGTGACCCTTGTCTAAGCATGTATTATTTCCTACGATTTGAATCACTTCACCTGCTGAAAAGGTTGCTGTAATTAAATAAAGGATTAATAACAATCCGGATAATATTTTTTTATTCATCTTTAAAGTCATCAAACGTTTTAGGTGGTGTTTTGTCTTTTTTTAGACCGATACCCACACAATCTTTTCCTTCAAACTTGTAAGCGTAACAAATGAAAATATGCTGTGTTAATTGTATCGGTTCGTGTTTAACACCTTTCGCATCAGTATAACCATCTCTTTTTTTCCTTAAAGCTTCTGCTTGTCCTGGTGTAAGTTTTATAAAAATATTTTCTTTGTCACCTTTTAATAAAACAGGGATTGAATAATTCTTAAATTTAAACTCTTTAATAATAATATTCTCCGATTGCGGAATAAACTCATCTCCTACTTCTAAAGTATACTCAAATAGTTCTTTCTTATCCTCAGTTATATAAGGCTTCCCTTCTTTTGTCATAATTTGTTTTTTTAATACCATTTTTAGTTATTCTATTAATTTATACTTCTTCCCGTTTAACTCTATAATACCTTCTTCTTTTTGTTTTTCTTCGATTATAGTATAACCTTTTTCTTGATAGTCTTTTAACTTAATCTTTTGTCCTTCCTTAAGCTCTATCACTTCGTAAACATCTCTACGTACAACAACACAGTTATCACCTGTCTTAAACGTACATAAAGGACCTGTCTTAAACGTACAGCTATCACCTGTTTTAAACGTACAGTCATAACTTGTATCAAACGTACATTCAGAACCTGTATCAAACGTACAGCTATCACCTGTATCAAACGTACAGTAACCACCTGTCTTAAACGTACAGCTATCACCTGTTTTAAACGTACAGTCATAACTTGTATCAAACGTACATTCATCACCTGTCTTAAATGTACAGCCGTCATACTCACTAAAGTCTAATACTAAATTACTTTCTGTTGTTGAAAATGTTTTAGTTTTTTCATCCCATGTGTACTTATCCTTAGATAGTTTTTCTCCGTTTTGTGTTACACTAAATACCATTTTTAGTTATTCTTCATGTATTCTTTTACTGATACGGTAACCAACTTTGAGAAGTCTCTTCCTGTTGCTTTAGCGTACTTGGTAAAGTTCTCCGCGTCTTCTTGGTCAAGCGTAATACTTTTTGTAGTTCTACCCATACATCTATATGTTTTTATATATTTATAAATATTTCTATATATCTTCAAATATGTATGTTTTATAAAGTCGAAATATGATTAAAAATTACAAGAGGTTTAAATATGGTCACACTTAAGCTCAGTGCTAAGGATACAGAAGGTCTTCTGGATCAAGTAATGGATGATATAGTGGATTCTATATTTGCAGAATCTCAGGAAAATATTGTAAAACTCGGAATAGTAGACGAAGGAACACTCCTAGGATCCGGAGAGGTTAAACGTGAGTTTCTAAAGAAACAAATCACGTACACGACTTCCTACGCAGATACTATAGAGTTCGGTAGAATTCCAGGAAGTATGCCACCAGTCGACTCATTAAAGGGTTGGATTAGGCGAAAGCTTGGTGTGCAAGACGAAAAAAAAGTTACGAGTATTGCTTGGGCAATTGCTACGGACTTGAAAAAAAACGGTACTATGCCAAGACCTTACTTAGGTCCTGCAATAGACAAAGCTCGAGTGAGGTTTACAACACTATGACTGAAATATTATTCATTAAGAAGCAAGATCAAACAAAACTTAGTATTGAGGAGGTTGTTAAAGGCTTTAACGAGTCAGACAATTTAGAAGATATTAAGGCTATGGTTGAGAAGGCTGCGGACAGGATGTATGTTAGTTGGGCTTCTGTTGATGCTAAAGACAAGGCAGGTGAACGTATCCCGATTGCCGACATAGTAAAAAATCAAGAAACTCTTATTACTAAACGTGGTGGTCCTATTACTGATGAGCATTCTAATAATGTAGTTGGTAAGACTTGGGCTTACAAGGTCTTAGAACATCCTAAAAGTAGAACTATGGGAGTCTTACATCTTAATCAAATCTTTGCAGATAACGTCAAGGATGACGAGGTCTGGAAGGGAATTTTAAGCGGTAAAAAGACTGGTAGTTCTGTTGGTGGATTGACTGAAGATAAAAAAACGTTTGAAGTAGAGAGTACTGGTGGAGTAACTACTGTTTTAAACGGGTTTAAACAATTCGAAACATCCATTGTAGAGAATCCATGCAACCCTTTTGCTACTAACGAAGGTTTTTCTGTTATTGCAAAAAGTGTGTCTGGTGCTCCTGCAAGTGAAACAACTAAAATGGTTGAAGAAAAAAACGTTGCTGCTGTAACAAAGCAAGATGAAAATGACATGACTAGTGAAGCTCCTGAAGTTTCTTTAGATGATGTTATTACTCTAGTTCAACAGTTAGCACAAAGAATGGACGAGATTGAAGCTCTTATTTCTGCAAAGCCAGAAGCCGAAGAGGAAGCTGAAGTAAGTACTCCAGATGAAGAAGCAAAGGCTGATGAGCCAGAAGCTGAAGCTGAGGAAGAAAAATCAGAAGAAGAGTCTGAAGAGGAGACTGCTAAAGCAGACGAAGAAGAAGAAAAATCAGAAGAAGAGTCTGAAGATACAGAAGACCTAAAAGCTGAAATTGCAGAGCTTAAAAAGTCTCACGCAGAGCTTGTTAAGAAGTTCTCTGCTGTGAAAGTTATCTCTGCAACTAGACCTCTTTCCTCAGTTAAAAAAGCTGTAGAAAAAGAAGAGAAAAAAGCAATTAGTGCTCTTGATATTGTAAGAGGAAAAGCAACTCTAGACGAAGCTCTAGAAGCTAGATATAAGGTATAATCAAAATGATAGGTACAACAAATTACGAATTAACAAACAAAGGAATTAAGACCATCGCAGAATTAGAAGCTGCTTATTATGGTGGGAATAGTGTAACTAAAGCAGATGATCCGCTTTTAACTAGTACTACAGGTGTAAATAACGATATTTTCGGAGCTGAAGTTTGGAACCAACTAAACGAAAAAGCTAAGACTTGGGGAATTTTACCTAAAAAACCATACACTAAAGCAGGTTTTAGAGTTAAAACTGCAAGAGGTGTAACTCTAGGAGCTGGTGGAGTTTCAGAGAACGGGACTATCCCTGACACTGTTAAACCTACTTATGTTAAGCTTGCTTTGACTTTAAAGCATGTATGGCACGGATATGATGGTTCAACTCTAAAAGAGCTAAGAACTCCAGGAAACGACGATATCGGATTAGATCAAGTTAAGCTAGACATCGGTGAAGAGCATGTAAGATCCATTAACGCTATGCTACTTGTAGAGACTGATACTCTAGCAGGTGATAACTTTGAAAGTATTGATCGTGTATGTTCAAACAGTGCAGAATCTGCAGGACTTTCAGCTCCTTCCGATAACGATATCTATGGATTTGATAGATCTGCAAGTACAGGACTAGACGCTTATGTTAAAGATATGGCTAGTGCTGCAATCACTAAAGCTGAAATTAACTTAGCTATTAGAACTATTGAGCAAAACTCCGGTGAGAGACCAAACGTAATCTTAACAGGATACGATACTGCTAACGACATTGAAGCTCTATTTGAAGCTCAAGGTAGAATGACTTACGAAAGAGTTAAGACTGGTGTTAACGGTATTGAGACTGGAGCAGGAAACGATGTAATGTTAGAAGTTGCTATGATTAAAGGGATCCCTATGATCACAGATGACGCAGTACATCAAGATACTAAGAGTAGAATCTACTTCTTGAACACAAACTATCTATGGTTTGAAGTTGCAAGACCAACAGCTAACTTTGAAACTACTATGGACCAAATGATCCTACTTGGAAGACTTGGTGTAGAAGGTGGATTTATGACTGCTGGTGAGCTTAAATGTGTAAGATTCAGTGCTCAAGGTAAGATTAAAAATATCATTTAGTTCAAGGTAAGATAAACTATTGTGCTAAGACTTATAAATAAATAAGTCTTTTTTTTCTTAATGAAACAAATAAAAAACTTTCCAAACTATTCTGTTACAGAAAAAGGAGAAGTTTATTCTCATAAATCTAATAAGGTTTTAAAGGGGTACGTGGATAAACAAACAGGTTATCACCGTGTTACTTTGCTAAACCAAGGAGTTCAAGCAACTAAGTTAGTTCATAGACTAATAGCAGAAGCGTTTATTCTTAATCCAGAAAGCAAAAATACGGTTAATCATATCAACGGTATCAAAACGGATAATCGTGCGGAGAATCTTGAATGGTGTACACAAAAAGAAAACATAGCTCATTCTTTTAAAGCAGGTCTTTCTGTTATTTCTAAAGGTAAAAATCATTATATGTATGGGAAAAAGGGGGTTTTGCATCATAGGTCAAAAAAAGTTTATCAGTTTGACATATCAGGACAGTTGATTAAGGTTTGGGATAGTTTGATGGACATAGAAAGAGGCACAGATTATTCTATAGGACATATTTCTAACTGTTGTAAAGGTAAAAGAAATCATTCTAATGGTTTTTTGTGGAGTTATGAAGATAAAAAAGAAGGACTACCTAAAAGGTTTTGTTTGTTTTGTGAAAAAGAACTTACTTTCAACTCTAAAGCAAGGGTGCAGAAGTATTGCTCAGAGAGGTGCAGATATGAGTTTAAGAAAGTTTTATAAATATCTTTGATCTTTAGTAGTTATTATGGCTTTCGCAAGTACAATTACAAGCAAAGAAAATTCAGGTAGCTTAGCTATGAGAATTGGAACATTTACAAACGGTGGAGCTGATACTGGTGGAGATGTAGACACTGGTCTTTCCGTTGTTGATTCTTTTGTTATCATCGAAACTGGAGCTGCTGTTGTTGCAAACAGAAGCGTAGTAAATGAAACATTCCCTTTAGCATCTAACGCTGTAACTATTGTTACTGATGCAGATGTTGATGGAATTTGGATGGCGTGGGGTAAAGAATAAACCAAAATGGTTACTGTAAAGCACCCTGCTCGTCAGGTGATTAATCCAAACCAAACACAAGCTAACAATAGAGTTACTTATGGTGTAAATACTTATATTTTTGACAAAGAGCAAGGGTATATTTTTACAATGGATGAAGAACATGATGAGGCTATCGAATACTTCACAAAAGAGCTAGGATACACTATTAAAAATATTGGTCCTAAGCCTAATAAATCAGAGCCAGAAGTTGAAAAAAAATTCTCTGAGAGTAAAGATAAAAAGAAGAAGTAATTCTTCTCTTCTCTTTTAGTCTAATAAACTTTATAAATTCTTAACTTTAATTCTAATGCATGGTAACGTATTGTACAGCTGCTCAAGTGGCTAGTTTTTTACAAAAAAAAGGAGGGTTTAGTGCAACAACTACTCCGACTACAACAGACGTAGAAGATCTGATTGAGAGAAATGAGGATTATATTGATGAAGAAACAGGTCATGCATGGAGAGAAAAAACTGTAACTGACGAATATGTGGATCGTCCTGTTCCTGTTCCTGGTCTTGGTATGCGTTTCACACTTAGAAACAGATCTGTTAAAACTATTACTACTGGTTCTGGTGATAAAATCGAGGTCTTTGATGGTAATTCTTTTGAAGATTACGCAGCTACAAAGACCGAAGGAAGAGCCTCAACGGCAGATTATTTTGTAGATAAAGAACTAGGACAGGTTTACATTAAAGATAGAATAGGAGCTTGGTATCCAAAGGGATTTAGAGCGACTTATAGATACGGTGAGGCTACTGTTGCGCGTGACATAGAAAAAGCTTGTATACTCTTAACTGCGGCGGATATTATAACTATGAATGATAGACAGGGAAGATTTCCAGACGATGGACCGTCTAATAAAATGAGTTTTGATTTAAGATATCAAAAATGGAAAGATCAAGCAGAAGATATTTTAGCAAGTAGAAAGGAATTGGGACCGTTTGTCCTATAATTAACCAAGTAAACTTTATAAAAAACAAACCTTATTTCTTCTTAGGGAATCTGCTCCCGCGTTTGTTTGTTAGATATAATAAAGCAGATAAGAAAATAAAATGGCTACTAATGTAGATACTACACAAATCATCTTAGATTTATTATCGAGTAATTGGAACAGTGCGAACACTGACGGATTAACTCCAGAGTTCAAAAAGATCTTCCAAGTGCCTAAAACCAATATAGACTTTGATTACTCTAGGGATTATGTTTTATGTTATAATCCAAGCACGGAGAATTTAGAGGTGGGTATTGGTAATAATACAATCGAAGACGTATTTGAAACAGTTACAATAGACGTTAGAAGTTATGGTGAAGAAGAAGCTGAAGAAGATTTTTGGAATGATACTCATATGATAAAACTCAAAACTGAGATTAACAGAATTTTAAAAACTAATAAAGTAAACTTTAACGCCAACTTTAACGAGCTTAGATCTATTCAGCAGTGGCAGGAGTTAAACGACAGGTATCGGGGAATCTTCCGAGCGATTAAAACTGTTGAATTAGTAGATTATTGTAGAGAATTTGCATGATTTTTGTAAAATTTAGACTTTAATCTTAATTTAAACCAAAATTAAACACAGTTTAAACTCAGTTTAAACTTAAAATAAACTATAAAAATGTCAGGTACATATGCAGGTAAGAACGTATTTGCCCTTTTCGGGATAGAAAGCACTTTCAATACTCCAGTTAGTACAACTAAAGATATTGGAGTGATATCAGGGATTAGCCCAGATTTAAACAATAATAATATTCAAGTTAGATCAATCGGAGACAGAGAAGTTTGTGCAAACGTTGCAGGAAACTTTGATGCTACTCTTGGAATTGATGGAACTCTAAACTCTGGAGCTGTGTTCGAGCTTATGTTTGGACAATCAACAGATACAGAAACAACAGGAGACTATACTCATACTTTTGTAGATAGAGGAACTTTAGAACTATTAAATACAGCGTCTAGTTTCACTATGAGTGAGAACTACGATTCTACAACAGACGTAGTAAATACTTATTCCGGGTGTAAAATTAATAGTCTAGAGGTAAGTGTTGAGACTGGTGGAACTTTGAACTTCTCAGCAGAAGTTTTAGCTTCAAGTTTAGCGGTAACATCATCTGCAGGAACTGAAGTTCTTACATCTACTAGTAAACTAGCAGGGTTTAACGCTACTCTTTCAACAGGAGATGCAGGATCAGAAGCTACTGTTGGACTTACTAAAAACGTAAGTGTAAGTTTTGGTCAAAACATCGACCCGGCAGACGTTAAAGCGATTGGAAGTAGAGAGAATCAAGACCTTGTAGAGAAAAACATGGATGTTACAGTTACTTTTACTAAAAGCTTTGCAAACTCAACAGAAGAACAAAGGTTCTTAGGAGGTACAAGTCCAAGCACTGGAACTCCAACAGCTACAAGCTTGATCCTTTCTGTGAATAACGGAGTTGCTTTAGGGTCTGGTAGAGTAGAATTTTATGTTAAACTTTCAGGAGGGCAATATGAATCTACTAATAGAACAGTAAGCACAGATGGTATAGTAGAAGAGACTTTTAACTATACGTTTGGTAATATTGAAGATGTGTATTTTGTAGATGCAGTTGCTTCATACTTTTAAATAAAAAATGGAATACGAGAGAAAAATAAAGATAATATACCTTGATGGTAAAGAATACGAGCATACTATGAGAAAAATGCCAATTAGAAAGAGAAATACTCTTTTTAATACTTATCTTGATATGACTAAGATCATGAAAGGAAAAGGAAAAGTAGCAGATACTGATATTGTTTCTTTGATTAAGAAAGATATGAGTGTTTTAGATTTCATCCTTGATGCTATTGAAGCTTGCTGTCCTGAGTTAGATCTTGATAAGGTAGACGGGCAACAGTGTGATGAGATTTTCAACGAGAACTCTGCTTTTATCCTTGGTCTTGCTGAATCAAAAAATTAGAAAGCTATTTTAGGGACTTGATACGGATGAAATATCCGCCTTATATTCCATTCGAAGCCTACGAAATAGCAAATATTTACACTTTGATGAGTATAGGAGCAACGTTTAACGAGGCAATAAATATGCCTTGTGATGTTGCAGATGGACTTCTTGCCCTTCATAAGCAAATAAAAGAGTATGAAGAAGACGAGATGAAGAAGGTTACAAATAAATCAAAAATGAATAGAAGATAAAATGGCAGTACTAAAATTAGATATTATAGTAGATAATTTGAATCAGATAAAAAAAGCCTTTGAAAACGTAGAAGTTGGTGATAAGTCTGGTGGTCTTCTTGGTGGTATTGATGAACAAATTAAAAAGCTCAGGGATCTTAAGATTGCAGCTACTAGCATAGAAGATCTAAAAAAGATCAATAAAGACTTACAAAAGTTGCAAATTTCCAGACAACAACTGTCAAATGTAGGTTTGGAAGATAAAAAGAAAAAAAAAGAAGATGGACCATCTGCACTAGGAATAGGTGTAGCAGTTTCTTTTATTGAGCAACTTGTTAAGAGCACTGATGCGGTAGTAGGACTCTTAAAGGCAATTGGAGGGTTATTAAATCAATTAATAGCACCATTTGTTCCTATATTGCTTTCACTTATTAAACCGGTTTTTGTTATTTTAAACAAGTTTATAGCAAAGTTCTTTCAGACGTTCTTTTCAGATACAGGCGAGGGAACTCTTGAGAGAACAGTAAAACAAATACTCTCTGTACTTGCGGGAATCGGTACGTTTATAACTGCTTTAGTTCTAGGGGTTAAACTTCTTCCGGCTTTACTTGCTGGTGCTATTGCTGGTGTTCTTACTCCAGGAGCTTTTGATTTAGGAGGGGACTTAGTAAAGTTCTTTGCGGATAAACTCTCTGGTGTTGGTAAAATACTTGCTGATACTATTACCTTTATAGACGAAGTATTAAACACAGATTTTGCAGGTGTTTTACTATCGTTTGTTAGTGGAGCTGTTAATCTTGTAACAGGACTGGGAAACGCCTTAGTTTCTCTTGTTAATTTAGATTTTTCAGGAGTTGCAGACGGCTTCAAGAAAGCTTTTTTTGGTCTTATTGAAGGATTAAAAGCGCAGTTCTTGTTCCTATTTAACCTATTAAAAATAACTTGGACACTTGGGGCTACAGTAGTATTCAAAGCGTTTGGGTTTTTGTTTAAACTACTCAAAAACATCTTTCAAAGTGCTGTGCAAAAAATAGCTGGAATATGGTCCTTTTTGTTATCAGGACTAAAATCTGCTATTACAAGCTTTGCTAGTGCTTTTGTGAGAGGTTTAAACGCATTGATCGGTTTGCTTAATAAAATTCCAGGAGTTGATATAGGAAGAGTTAGTGCTGGAAATACAGGAAGAGAAATCCAAACTAACATTTCTATAAACGTAGAAGGTTCTGCAGATGAAAAAACACTAGAAGAAATTACAAGACGTCTAGCTTTCTTGCAAAGCAGACAGGGAGGGTTCTAAATGGTAGTTAATCAATTCAAAATAGAAAACTTGTCTAATGGAAAAGGGTTAAAATTTCACTCTGCGAGCAGGGTGGGAGATGCTCTTTCTATTAAAAACGTGGATGTGGCTTTTGGTGGTCAATCCAACCAGAACTATTCAAGAAACTTCGGAGGGTTCTCAAGGATTATCTCAGTGGACTTCAGGCTTAATAATGACGGTACGGATAAATCAACCGATGCAAGTAATATTATCACATTAAGTCAACAAGAGGACTACCTTATGGGACCTAACGGTGTTATGCAAGGTAAAGATGCTGGTGATATTATTTCGGATGTGAAGTTTAGACTTACTCTTTACGAAGATGGAGCGACTAAAACCATAACTGGTGGTGTGTCGGAGATTAGTATAGATGGATCAAGCGATGATGCTAATCATTGGCTAGGAAGTTTGAACATCTTTGAAGGTGCGAATTAAATGGTAATCAGGATTTTTCAAGAGGATACGGACAATGTGTCTACTACTATGCTAAAAGAAGATCGGACTAATATCGATATTCTCACCATTCTTGGACCTGAAACACTTACAATTAACGCAGAGGACGAGGTAGACATGCGTGATCCTACTGGTACCACGTATTTTACCGGGATTGTTAAATCTGTAGAAGCTGCCGGTGAGAAAAGAATTGTTGTTGAAGACTACGGATCGCAACTTAAAAGAATTATAATCAATGAAGTTTTTCAAAACAAAAAACCTGAAGAGATTATAGAGGATATTATTAACAATGACACTGATCTAACTTATGTTTCGTCTATTACTTCTACTGATACGATTAATGTTTATAAAGCAAATAAAAAAAGGGCTTGGGATGTGGTTACTGAGATGGCAGAACTCTTGCTTGCTAACTTTCGAACGGATAAAAATAAAAACTTCCAATTAGAAAGAGAAGGAGACAGTTTCTCTTCAAAAAGTATCTCTACATCTAACGCACTTCTTGACGGTAAATGGCTTGAAGATAAAGAGCCTATGGTTAATATCGCTACAGTAGATGGTGATGATAGACAGGTTTTTGAAAAAGAAGAATTATTTAACGGTACAGGAGCTCAAACCACTTTTACTCTTGCAGAAATTCCTATAGATATTCGTGTAGAGCATCCGGTAGGAACCCTGCTTGATGGGTTTGTTGAAGGTCAAAGTACTGGAGACTATAAGCTGGACGACCGTGAGATTAAACAAATCACTTTCTCTTCAGCTCCTGCTTCAGGAACTAATAATATAAAAGTAACTTACACAGCATCCATTCCTATTTCTGTAAGAAGAAGAAGTAAAGCCAGTAGGGATACTTATGGAGACTATCCAAAGGTCTTCAAAAAAAGATATATTAAAACACGTACTGAAGCAAGAGCTTATGCGGATTTTATTATAGGTCGTTTTGCAAATCCTTTACTAAGTTCAAGGTGGATAATAACAACTAACACTGACGTTGATGATTTTGAACAATATGTACCAAATGAAGTAATCAACGTTAATGATACACTCAGAAGTATCTCAGGGGATTTTATCATAAGAAAAGTAGAGCGTCAGTATCCTGGTAATCTAAAAATAACTGTAGGAACTCCGGAGAATGATATTACAGCTTTCAATAAAGAAAGTCTTATCAGAATCAAACAGTTAGAAGAGAAGGATGATAACAGTACAATTATCAACGATTCGGAAACGCTAGAGGAGAACCTCTTAATTACAACTACTGATACAGTAACTGATATCACTTCAAAAGCTCCGGCTGATGGATTTGTTTTAGATTACAGTCCGAATAACCAACTTGATAAAAGCAAAAAATTAGATGGAGGGACAGTTACGGTTTTATACCCTTAGGTGAATAACATGGCAATTACACAAACAAGTTTAAACGCAATTAAAACACAGGTCTTAAACGATATCGATACAACTTATGGATATATAGCAGTCGGTGACGATGCTACTGCTCCTGTTGTTGGTAATACTACTTTAGGAAATGAGACAGATAGAGAAGCATTATTTGAAGCTGCGAGTATTATCACGAATACTATCCGGATGTATATTTTTTTAGATACAACTGAGAATAACGGTAATGATATTAATGAGGCTGGTTTATTTGATGCTGCTTCTTCTGGTACGATGTTTGCTAGAAGCTTATCTAATAGTATCACAAAAGATGCTTTCACAGAAGTAACTATGGAATATGCTATAACGGTTGATGCGCTAAATGCATAACCATATAAAAAACAAAATGGAGAGATATATAACATGGTAGTAGTGCAAGTTGGTTTAGATGCAGCGGAAGCCTTTGCGTTAAATCATTTTGACGGGTTTACGCACATTGGGATCGGAACAGGAACCGGTGCAGATGGTCCTTCACGAACTACCTTAGAAACAGAAGTGGCTAGAAATGCGTTTGATTCGTCTGTTAAAAACGCTGGAGCTGGTACTTATGACTTTACAGGTGTATTTACCATTAGCCAAGCAGACGGACAGACTATAACAGAGGTTGCAATTTTTGACGCTGCAAGTAGTGGGACTATGGCTTTAAGAAAGCTACTACCCGTATCAGTTTCAAAAAGTTCAATACAGTTAGAAATAACAGTGCGGGTTACAGTAACCGCAAGCAATAACTAAAATGGCAGGAAGAAAGTATTTAAGAATTGAGATAGAGGGTAAAGGTTTTGTAGTTGACCTTAATTTTGTAAAGCCCGAAGAGATAAAACTAGAGCTGGGTTATGTAGAAGGTACAACTTTTAACGGAAAAAAACAAATAACCTTAGAATCATTAGAAAAACAGGGGTTTAAATTAGAATAAAATGGCAGGAAATTTTTATGCATTTGAAGAGTTCATGGCTAGTGCAAAGATTAATGCACATATAGATGGTAACAGTAGTGGACTTGCTGAGGCGTACTATAAAACGCTTCAAGCCAATGACGTTTTTAATAACAACGACGGATCTGCAGCTGATGAATTTGTAGATTCTACTGGAACAAATGATACAGTAAGTGTTCCAGTATCTTTAACAACTACAGATAGTACTAGTCAAAGCACAAGCTATCCAACATTAAGTAGTTCAGTCTATACATTAGGAGCTAACGATGAAGCACCTGGAGATACAACTCACGACCCAGATAGTTTTACGAATGTGTCAAATGCTTTTGACGGAGATCCTACTACTAACGCTCAGAAAGTCACAGCTTCCTCAACTTCTGCTACACATTCCTTAGGGAAAACATTCGCTTCAAAGTTTGTAGACTATATTTTAGTAGGAACAGCAATAAGAAGAAATGGGTCTAACTCATGGAACTCTGCAAGTATTAAGATTCAAACGTATAACGGAAGTACCTGGAGTGATGAAACAACCTTGCACAGTACAACAAGCAAAAGATATATGGCAGCCTACGGTTTTTACAGAATGTCAAAGACTGTACAAGGTATTAGAATACAATATACTTATTCAGACGATGCTTCTATCGGTTGTGATTTTGATCTATACCAGTTAGAATACGGTGACTCACTAGTAACTGACGGTGTTTTTAACACAGACCAATATGAGTTACTTGACGATGGAGGAGGGTTTGTTACTTCTGGTAAAGTAGTTTGTGCAGAAGATAATATCTTAGCTACGGATGGAACAGAACAAGGTTTAAGCGTATATATTGAATCGACTATAGAAGCAAATACTTCTATAACAATGGATATAACGGACGGAACTGTAACACTATCAGGTATTACATTCGATAGTCGTGGTAAAAGTGGAGTACAAGACGTGAGTAGTTTTACTACAGGTAACTTACAAATCACATTTAACCTAAATAGTACAAATGTAGCAAACTCACCAAGACTCAAAGGGTACGGGGTACACATGTTTTAGATAAAATGGCATTACCAGAAAGTAAAAGAGTAGGAAAGAAAATAAGGCAGACACTCGGAGGTCCTTTTAAGGAACTTCAGTATCTTGCGGATGCAGTCGCAGCTCAAGATATTATCATCAGAAAGTACGTTCTAAACCAAACTATTACTGATGAAGAACTTACTTGGGCGTCTGAAAAGCTTGAAGAGCTAAGAGCCGTAAGAGCTACTGTTGAATCTATTCGTAATGAATAAATTTATAAACACTTTTTTCTATTAGAATTTATGTATAAGGTCGGTGATATTGTTCTTTTTGAACCTAGAGGGTTTGTAGGGTACTTGATAAATGTTGGAAACCTTAAGGAGTATGGAGAAAAAGGACCAACACACATAGGAATTATTTGTGAAATTACAGAAGATCATGTTGTTGTAGCAGAATCTCGAGCAAAAGGTTTTCACAAACATAGCTATACAAAGCTAGAAATGGCAGACCTTACCCAGCCTCAAAATAACACCGTTCCAAAAGTCCAAATTAAAACACTTGATCGTGCTTATAGTGTTGATCCTAAAAAGCTTAATGATATTATTATTAAGTATATCGGAAGAGAATACGGATTTTTAGACATTTTTTATATCATGCTTTACCTGAAGTTTGGTTTTAAAATGCCTAAACGATTAAGAACCAGAAGCAAAAGACTTATCTGTTCTGAAGCTGTTGCCCGTGTATTTTACGAGCTGGACAAGACGATTAACCTTGAGGTAGAATTTAACAAACCTTACGACTATCTCATGCCGATAGAATTCAAACATTCAAAACACTTTAAAGATTACAGATGGAACGAAATTCTGTCTTGGAGAATAAACAATGGGATCAAACAAACGAATAAAACGCCTTGAAAAGAAGTTAAAAGCTCATATTGAAGAAGAACACAAGAAGGTTATCTTTAGTAAGCACAACATTCACACAGCTGTTACTGTTGCACTTATTTTGTACATGATAGTTAAAGGCACTTTAGACCCTACTAACCTTGAGGAAATACTTAGAATACTTACTGGTATTTTATAGGTTTAAAAAAATAACTCAGGACAAGTTTTTAGCGGCAAGTCCCAAGTGCTAACGTAGTATATAAAGAATAGTTCTACAGTTTACAATAATATCTTATTCTTTATATACTTTATTAAGAAAATAATTAGGAGAAAATATGATAAAGCAAAAGACCTAATTACTTTGTGTAAAAAAAAGAGAACAGCATATTCCTTTTTTATAACAAGCAGGGTGACAAACCCTATTTTTTTAGATGTTTCACCTTTTATAAAGTTATTCCATCTCAGAAATTTTCTTCTTTTCTTCCCCTCTAAACAGTGCAATATCAAAATTCACAAACTTGGATTGTTCTAGTAAAACACCTCTACTTATCCTCTCGTGAAACTCTTTTGCTTTTTGCTTTCTCGCCTTGTATTTTTTCTCATAAGCTGTGTCGTAGGTTTTCATTTTTTGTTTTTCTTGCCTCCTCTTCTCGTAGGCTTTTTTTTAACTCTTAAGGGTTTACCCTCAACTCTCTCTTTAATGTCTGTTATAATGTCTCTCTGGCTTAATTTACCTATAATAATATTATCTTCTTTTACTGATATAATAGGTAAGTGTCCCATATAATCCGGTGTAACGCATAATCTCTCCATGGTTTTAATAAAAGTAATTTATTTAAATTATTTTGGTGTTTGCAAGTTGGTTACAGAGTGTAACTCACTCCTTTTGTTTTTCTTTATTCAAGTGATAAACAATCAAACCTAATGGGTAAAGGGTCATTAATACTAGCATCAACAGGATTATATCATAAAGTAGAGATTTGTTTGCTTTAGAAACTCCTTGCTCTTCTTTTATCTTATCATAACAATCAAAGTATGAAAGGTTATCATTATTCATATTGCATTTATTTATTTCTGAGTGTGAAAATCTCCCTCCGTGATGGTGTCCACTAGACCCAAAACTTCCCACCACAACAGCTCCTGCTCCTGGACTACTAACACTATAAACAAAAGGTGTTAAAAGAAAAATTAGTACTACAACAACTATTAACTTAACCATTTTTATCATAACTCACTCCTTTTGTGTACAGGTTCGAACCGTCTGATGTAAGTATTGTCTATCTTTATCATCTCATAGAACATTTTCTTAGGTCGGATCTCTATCTTTTCAGAGTTAAGAGGTTTGTACACTACTAACTCTTCTTTAGTCTCTGTGTGTCTTCCTTCGTAGAGGGTTTCATACAAGTCTCCTTTAAAGTGTCGGTATATCATTTGGTATATAATTAGGCGAAACTTACAGTCTCGTCTGCAATATTTGGACCTTTATTTGTTTCTAAAACTATTTCTTTTGCATAAGCAACTTCTGCATTCTTCTCTAGTATTATACTTTCAGATACAGCTTTACAATTTGTAAAATTTATTTCATACTGCTTGCCTTCTTTTTTACATATTACTGTCAATTTTTTTATTTCCATTTTTTCTAATATTTATCTCCTAATTGTCAATATTATCAATCTCCTTTTGTAATTCTTCTTCTGTTATATCAAAAAACTTCATCCACATCTTAAAAGCAGGATGTTCTAAAGCTAAACAACAACCTACAGCCCACTTAATAGCTTCAGCTCTTAGTTCTTGCTCTAATTCATTAACACCATCAAAAAAAGAATTATCAAATGCAGAATCTCTAGGAGAGATAAGTATATCTTTTTTTAAATCTTTTAACGTTTTCATTTTTTCTTATTTCCATCCTTCTAATAAACATCCCTCGCAATATCTATCGTTCCTTTGTTTCTACCAGTGGTTTTTGACCTGTATAGAGCGTTATCTGCTTGTCTTAGCAAGATCTCAGGGCTGGTCATTTCGTGTGGCTTCTTAGTACTAACACCGTAAGAAATAGTAATGGGACGTTTTAATGGTGCTCCATTATTATACATTTCCTGTATCTCATTACGGAAGTCTTCCATTTGCCACAAAACTTCATCTGAGTATTGACCCGGAAGAATCACTGCAAACTCCTCACCACCATATCTATACACACGATCGTCTTTCTTATGGAAGTATTTCTTAGACATGTTCCCCACAGTTTTCAAACATAAGTCTCCTTCCGGATGTCCATACGTGTCGTTGTATTGTTTGAACAGGTCAATATCAAAAAGCATCAAAGAGAAAGCGTTTTGTTTCTTATTAGCTATTTTTACTTTATTCTCTAAGGTTTGATCAAAGTGTTTTCTATTATACAAACCGGTTAAGTGGTCTGTAATAAGCTCTTTCTGTAGTTGTTTATGTTCGACTAGTAAATCGTTATACATTTTTTTATAAAAATTCTCCATTTTTAGTGTTTAATTATTTTTGTGTTTTACTCTATCTTATACTTCTGGTTGATCCAGGTGATCATGTCTTCTTTGAAGGGTGGGATGTATTCCGCAAAACCTAAAGGAGCACGCTCTTGTCTTTCGTATATTTGTTTAGTATTTTGCCACACGTTCTCAAGATAATTTATCTCGGTTACGAGCGGTAAAACTTTATCATGCAAAAGATTATCGTAATGCCTGATAAGATGGTAGTCCATACTAGTTTTTTTCAACTGGAGCAAGATCTCATGTTCTAAATCTGAGAATTTCTCCGCGTCGTCTTGCATAAGCTCCACGTCGTCCCTCTTATAAAACTCGGTAAACTTGTTCAAATTATAATTTGTATTTTTATATCTTAACATTTTTTAATTGTTTTAAGACCTTTAGACATTCTTTATATATTTCTTTAGAGGTCCACTTCTTATTATTCTTTTCCCATTCAAACCCTTCTTCTCCAATACTATAACCGTGAAAGTCGTCACAATGTCCGTAATCCCAACCTAAAAACCAGGTATCAGAATGAAAGCCTTGTAATCCTTTATTAGCATAAGTTAAACCACCGTGACAGTTAATGTGAAGTTCTTGACCAGTTTCCGTATAGTCATAACTTTTATTATTGTAAGGATGCTCTTTAGGAAGTCCAATATAAGCACAAGGATAATGACCGTAATTCATTATTATTATTAGATAATTGTCTATTCTCTCCTCATGTAAACATATCAACTTTCTTTCCTTTGTGTATTTCATCTCTTTCATTTTTTAAACATCTCCTTTAATACTTCTTTTAGTGAGTCATCTGAAATAATCCACATAGTTAAAGCAGCCATTAGTTTTGGAATAAAAAGATACAGTGCTACAGGAAACCCAATAATATTTCTTAAAGCTCTTAAGTATTTATTTTTCATTTTTTAATCATCTATTACTTTAAGCTCTACATCATAATCATCAATAGTTACAAAATGTAATTCATTTTTTCCACCAGAAATCTTAGCCCAATGATATGTGACATTTATCCAACCAGCCAATTCTATTGCATCTCTATAACTTATAGTAAAGTCTTTTTCTTTTATTTTATTTTTTATCATCTCAACTATTTCTTGCCTAATCATTTTTCTACCACTGACCGTTACACCAGCCTTCAGCGTTTGGATCGTTACGAGGTGTGTTTTGATCTGATTGTAACTCGTGACTTTCTAGTCTATAATCGCACAGGTTCTTATATCCGTCACACACATAACAGCCCATGTCTTTGTAGTTTTTTGTACCTTCTAACCCAGCACGTCTTTCTAGTTCTATGCTTCTTTGATTACGGCTTACGTTATACCACATGCATTTGTTACTCGCAGTGTTTTCTTTCATTTGATGATTAACATAAAACAAAGTTGCTGATTCTACAGCAGTGTTAAAAAGCTTTCTAAGGTCGTCTGTGATAGGTCTATTCCCCATCTTACACTCCATCTCTTGCCTAATGTTATATGCAACGTCGTTAAAGTAATTCATCGCTTTAATCTTCTTCTCCTCAGGTAGGTCTGAGAATTGCATGATCTCTTCTAATCTATTTTCATTGTCAATAGTCATTTTTTATTACTCTT